TACCTGCCAAAAAGGCAGACCGCCATGCGGCCATGCACATCCAGCCAGACCGTGCGGAATCGCACACCATGGACTGGGCAGACCGTGCGGAATCGCACAGCACCGTGCGGTATCGAACACCATAGGACGTTGCAACGACCGTAGGAAGTTGCAAAGACCGTAGGAAGTTGCAAAGACCGGGGGGGGCATGGGGGGAACGCCGGGCGCGGCCTTGTATATATCCCCACTCGCATTTTTCAGCCATTTTTAGCGACTCACAACTGAACCACTGCGGTGCTATTCACGCCCTATTGGCTCATGTTTGAACCTTTGTGGCGGGCGGAGTCCCACTCAGACTCGGCAAGCCTAGTTGCATAAGGCAGCCTGGAGGAGTGAGACAGGCCCCTGAATCATCCCTGGAAAACACACAAACCAGGGAACCCCTACTATGCGGGGGATGCAACCAAACGGAGCATCTGAGACAGGGACGATTAGGTCCGATAGACGGTCAGGGGCGAAGTTCCCCTTTTGGATAAGGATAGCATTTGATACTATTTCCTCATAATACCACAGGGGCTCTAGGTGTAGTATAGGACCACCACAACCCTTAAACTAGAGTCCTTTTAGAGGGGGTGGGGGTGGTCAAGGTTGCCTTCAGGACTCACCCCTCCTTTCCTTACTCCCCCCCATGGGGAGACAAAGGATTCTCCAGGTGTCTTCATTGGTGTCAGGTCACCGCGCATATGGTCTAGCGTACCACAGATTTCGTCATTCTCTAGTGGTCAAATCTGGGGAATCTGTATCACAGCCATCCGTCCCTCTCAGGGGCTGCTCCAATGGCGTTCTCCAGGAACTTCTCGAGCTCAAGGTCCAGTGCCTCTCTCTTGGTCTCCTGCATGTTCCTGTCAACGTCTTGACCAACAGCCTCAACCCAGTAGTTGGCAGCCATTGCCAGTGCCTCCAGACGGTCATCGTGAGACAGGGCGCCTCGGGCATTGGTGATGCGGGTCATCTGGTGGAAGAGCCTGTATTGGGGAGCGACCTCAGGAGGTAGATGGGAGGTAGAGCTGTAATCCCTCTCAATCATCTCAGGGGACACGATGATGCGGTGCTGGTTCATCAGCGGCTCCAGGGTATCGATGATTCGCTTCTCCTTCTGGGTGTTGTGCCTGACCTCAGACAGGGTCACGGGGTAAATCCTCTGGAGGTATGGCGTCAGCAGCTCATTGAACATGCCATCACCAAAGTTGGACTCCGACTGAATCTCCTTCACATTGTATGACTTGGCCAGGTTCGCCAGTGCCTCCAGGGTCTCTGAGCTATACCCACCAGCCATACCACCGCACTCGTGCACGTACATGAACCCATTCAGCATCGACATGATGCAATACCCGGTCTCATCCTTGCCGCGTCCAGCAGGGTCGATGGTCATCACTGTGCCACGGTAGCCAACAAAGGAGCCCTCAACGGCAAATGGGCGGTGGAAGTAATCCCCACTGAAGCCCACGGTGTTGAGGTTCTTAATCACCTTATCAGGGTCGCTGGAGTGCAGCACCCTCTCAGGGGCCACATCCTTGTCGATGTCCATGACAACCAGGTCTCTCAGCTTCAGCGGATAGCGGTCAGCATCCGACAGGCTTGGGTCAAGCATGAACTGCAGCGCAAAGCCCGAGCGTCCGTATGACAGCTCCCGTTCCGTGAGGTCATCCTCATCGAACCGAAGCGGGTCAACTGGCTTCCCTTCCAGGGACGGGTCATCTGTAATGGCATCGAGGATATATGGAGCCAAGAAGTCCCCGTAGGACACCACCTTCTCCCTCTTTGGATATCTCCCAGTCCAGACTCTGGAGCCATAGCCTCTAGCGGGGAGGGCTTTGTAAAGGGACATCTCTGTCTGATAGGTGCCAAGGAACTTAATCATTCCACCTGGCTTCAGAATAGCTTCGAACTCTTTCACCAACTCACCGAGCTTATCTCGCATGGCCTGGGTCTCAGAGTTGTTGAGGCTTTCAACGTCGTCAGCTACGATTACGTTAGCGCGCGAGCCCGTAAGCTGGCCTGTGATGCCCACGGCTTTCACAGATGGAGCGTGAGCTGCTGGTGCGGGACCAACATCAAAGGCAATCTTGGAGTCACGCTGGTCAGCCCGTGCCTTCAGGTGCGCTAGGATGGGCATCTCATTGATGAGGCGCTGGGTGAAGGTAGAGAAGTCGTCAGAGCGACTCTTGGATGCTGAGACTACCAGGATATTCAGAGTTGGGTCAAGCAGCAGAAGCCAGCATACGAAGGCTGATGTCTCGTATGACTTACCAACACCCCGGTAGGCCAGGATGACCTGACGACGGGGGCCATGCTGTAGATACTGGGCAATGTCATACTGGACAGGGGTTGGTTCAGGGAGTCCAAGGTGGTCCCATACGAGATACAGGAAGTTCCTGAAGTCCCGCAGCTCTGGGGGTGTCTCCACTACGCCTCCTCGGCAACAAGGAAGGGAAGCGTCTTGGTGAGCTTCACAATGGGCTCACTGTCTTCTACAGCCACAGTGATGCTGTTGTCCTTCAGGAGCTTGATGGCAGCTGAGATGTCAGCCGTGGTAGCCTCACCACTTTCAATCCTGGCATTGAGCTCATCGATGACATTAGCATGAAGTTTGGCTAATAGGGGTTTTAATAGTTCTGATTCCATAGTACAATGTGCGCGATGCACAGACGCATCATAACATAAAAGCACAGCACCTATGGCCATAACCCCTAAAAAGTTCAACCAATCAGTTGAGTCCCTGCGAGAAGAGATGGACCACCTGAAGAAGGAGGTCCGAAAGGCCTATCGGAAGCTCTCCAAGCAGCGCACCACTGAGTCCCTCATCTGCCAGGCCGTAGAAGACGCGCTAACAGGTGTCAGGCTCCATAAGCCCACAAAGGCTATGAGAATGCGCAAACCAGCCAAGGGCGCCCCAGAGGCCTGGCTGTGCCTCTCAGACTGGCAGGTTGGCAAGGTCACTGAGACCTACAACTCCAAGATAGCCAAGCGCCGCGTACATCAGCTCACAAAGCAGGCAGCTGAGCTGCTGATTAAGGAGCGACCACCTGTACTGCACATCATCCTTCAGGGGGATATGGTTGAAGGCGAGGCCATCTTTGCAGGCCAACCATTTGAGATTGACGACGACCTCTGGACACAATCAGTCAAGACTGTGCCTAAGCTCATCGCGCACGTAATCACCCAGCTGTCCCCTCTGGTGCCCAAGATTAAGATTGCCTGCGTCCACGGCAACCACGGACGCTCTGGTTTCAAGGGCGGCGGACATAGCCGCAAGACGAACTGGGACCTGGTCTCCTACAACACCGCCCGCCTCATGTGTGAGGTAGCTGGCATCGAGAACATGACCTGGGACATCTCTGAGGACTGGTATGTGAAGCAGAAGGTGGCTGGAAATGGCATCCTCTGTGTCCACGGAGACCAGATTGGTGGCGGAAACCCCTTCAATGTGGGCGCCATCTACCGGAAGGCCATGGGCTGGACCCATAACGTGGATGATTGGAAGTTCCTGAGTGTGGGACACCACCACACCCATGCCTCTGGAGAGCTCAACCGGGATGTGTATTTCTTCCTGAGTGGGAGCCCAGAGTCAGATAATGACTTCGCCAAGGAAAAGCTGGCCCAGGGTGGCCTGGCACTGCAGCGAATGTGCTTCTTCAACCGTAAAGGCCTTGTATCAGAGCACTTACTGAGGATGACATAATGAATAAAGAAGAGTTCCCCAACGTATCCAAGGTGTTCATTGAGTCTCTAGAGGAGCTGGTTCCAAAAAAGATGCCAACTCTACTAGATAAGGACAGAGAAATATGGTACAACGTGGGCGTTCAGTCGCTCATCACCCTCCTACGTGACATTCACGAGATGCAGAACGACAATATCTTATCAGAATAATGTGTATCGGCGGAAATAAACCCAAGGACCCAGAACCAGCCCCTCCAGCACCCAAGCCGCCAGAGCGGCTGGCTATTCGCGTGGAGAATCCAGAGGCCGCAGGCACTGGGGAGTTTGGACGCCGTCGTCAGGGTAAGAGTGCCCTAGTCATTCCTCGTAGGGGACTAAACATCCCAACGTAATGGCTGAGCATCAAGAACTAACAGCCCAGGCGTGGTATGAAACCCAGGATGGAAGGCGCTCCCCGTACCTAGAACGTGCGCGGGAGTGTTCGAAGATTACCATCCCAACGCTCATCACAGCCGCAGGCAGCGTGGCAAGTCAGAAGCTGAAGACACCCTTCCAGAGTGTTGGCGCGCGCGGGGTGAACAACCTGGGCTCTGCGCTACTGATGAGCCTACTCCCACCCAACGCCCCCTTCTTCAGGCTAGACCTAGATGAGAAGGCAAAGGCTGAGATGGAAGGAGTTGAGGAGGTACAGACTGAGGTGGCTACCGCCCTGTCTGACATGGAGCGCAAGGTGCATAAGGAGATTGAGGTAAACAACTTCAGAGTTGGCCTCTTCGAAGCCCTGAAGCACCTGATTGTCTCAGGAAATGTCCTACTCCATGTCCCCAAAGAGGGAAATATGCGTGTCTACCATTTGGATAGATACGTCATCACCCGTGACCCTATGGGAAACGTGGAGCGAATCGTCATCAAGGAGGATATCTCACCCCTCCAGGTTCCAGATGGCATCGATGTCTCTGGAGTTGACCAAGGTGAGGACGTTGGCCTATACACCTCCATCACAACCATTGACAATAAGACCGTTGAGGTCTATCAAGAGGTTGCTGGAACCCGTATTGCTGGCTCTGAGGGTTCATACCCAAAGGGGCGCAACCCATTCCTAGCCCTGCGACTTAACCGCGTGGATGGAGAGGATTATGGCCGTGGATACGTTGAGGAGTACCTCGGGGACCTAGAATCCCTGGAGGGTCTCACCCAATCCATCGTTGAAGGGTCTGCCGCATCAGCAAAGCTCTTGTTCATGGTGGCACCAAATGGCTCCACCCGCAAGTCCGCGGTTGCCAAGGCTAAGAATGGCGCCATCATTGATGGTGTTGCCACGGAGGTCTCTGTTCTGCAGATTGCGAAACATGCAGACTTCAGAGTGGCCTTAGCAACAATCGAGCAGATTCAGGAACGACTGAACTATGCCTTCATGCTCACCGAGGGTGCCATCCGAAAGGCAGAGCGGGTAACCGCAGAGGAGGTACGGCTTGTAACCCAGGCCATTGAGCGTCAGCTTGGAGGCATCTACTCGGTGCTCTCCCAAGAGTTCCAACTGCCCCTTGTTAAGATTGTCATGCAGCGCATGGAGTCCGCAGGGCGTCTGCCTAAGATGCCAGCCAACATGGTGCAGCCTATGGTTGTCACCGGGGTAGAGGCACTTGGCCGGGGCAATGACCTCAACAAACTCGATAGCTTCATCGCAGGCATCGGACAGCTGCTCGGCCCAGAGGCCATTGGGCAGTTCGTCAATGTATCAGACTACCTGGCGCGAAGAGCGACAGCCCTGGGCATTGACACACGCGGTCTAATCAAGACCGAAGAAGAACTACAGCAGGCGTCGCAAGCGGCGCAACAGGACGAGCTGATGGCCCAAGCGGGCCCCCAGGTAATCAAGTCCGCAACGGACGCTGCTGTTAATACACAAACGCAAGCACCTGGAGGTGCACAGTAATATGGTTGAAGTAGTAAACGTACCCGGAGCCGAGCCTTCGGCAGTAAATCCAGACCCAGACGCAGCCGCCGCAGCTGATGCAGCCGCCGCGCGCGCCGCTGGTGAGGAGCCAGCCGAGGGCGCCTTTGTACTCCCTGAGAAGTTTGCCGATGAGGCAGCTCTGCTCAAGGCATACAATGAGCTGGAATCCAAGCAGAGCACCGGAGCACTAAAAACTGATGAGAATGGCCTGGCTATTCCTGCCGTTGAGGGTGCTGCCCCAGAGGCCATGCAGGAGTATGTGGACAACTACGCCAAGAATGGCAAGCTCGAAGAGGCTGACTATGCCGGACTCGAGAAGCTGGGACTACCAAAGAACATGGTGGACAGCTACATCCAAGGCCAGGTTGCCATTGCTGGTCAGGCTGAAGCAGCCGCCGCCACCTACGAGGGCAACGTAATGACTGAGGCTGGCGGTGCCGAGTCCTATGGAACGCTGACCTCCTGGGCAGCTGATAATCTCAGTGAGACTGAGGTTGCCGAGTTCAACCGGGCTGTGGAGACTGGTGACATCAACCAGGCAAAGAGCGCCGTGAAGGGCCTTATGGCACAGCACCAACTGAAGGAGGGTAGAGCCCCCACCCTATTGCAGGGCAAGACCAGTGGTACAGGCACCGCCTCCTATCAATCCCTTGAACAAATGAAAGCTGACATGCGGGACCCCCGCTATCACCAAGACCCAGCTTTCCGCAAGTCTGTCTCAGACAAACTTGCAAACTCAAATATCATGTAAGTGATGTTTCTGACCATAGCAATAAGTGTTCGGCCCCTTACGAGGGATAACTTAAACTCCTAAGCTGTGTCAGCCCCCAATGTTTTTCCTTTTTTACACATAAACCTTAGGAGTTTATAACTATGGCCGGTAACGTGCTATCAACCCCTGGATATGGAGACTCTGCGGACTCCCTATTCCTTCGCCAGTTTGCAGGTGAGGTAATCACTGCATTCGAAACCGCAAACATTATGATGCCTTTGCATACGGTTCGCACCATCCCGCAAGGCAAATCTGCTCAGTTCCCGACTATCGGTAACACCACTGCAGACTACCACACTCCGGGTACGGATATCCAAATCGCTGATGGTCAGAATACGACCTGGGGCGAGTTCGGGCACAATGAGCGCCTGATTACGATTGACGACCTTCTCTTGTCTTCGGCATTTGTCGATAGCCTGGAAGAGGCAAAAGCCCACTACGAGTACCGCTCTGTGTATAGCCAGAAAATGGGCTATGCCTTGGCCAAGACTGCTGATGAGCAGCTTATGGCTTTGGTGGCAGAAGGCTCTGAGATGGCTGCTACCGATGGTGGTGCCAACAGTGTAGCCGTACAGGCTATTGGTGGTGGTGACATTGAGATTGCTGGCACTACTGGTGCTGACTCCGCTGTTACGGCAGCTTCGTTGGTATCTATGGTCTATGACTGTGCGGTTGCTTTTGACGAAGCTGACGTACCTGCAGAGGACCGCCACATCGTCCTTCCCCCACAGCTGTATTACAACCTAATCAGCAATGGGTCGGCGGGATGGAGTGTCGCAACTTCGGTGGCTAACTCCGACATTGGTGGCTCAGGCTTCCAGACTGGCACTGTCCCAATGCTTGCGGGTTTCCAAATCCACATGTCCAACAACCTGCCTGTAACTAACCGTGCTGCATTGCTTGGTGAAAACAACGACTATGCTACCACTGGTGGTACGGACAAGCTGAAGGGCATTGCCTTCCAGCGTGGCGCGATTGGTACTGTTAAGTTGCGTGACTTGGCTGTTGAGAGTGAATACCAGATTGCCCGCCAGGGTACTCTGATGGTTGCTAAGTATGCCATGGGCCACGGTGTCCTGGTGCCTGCTGCCTGTCTCAAAATCGTAAACCTCTCCTAGAGATAGGTTGAGATACTATTGGGGGGCACCTTCGGGTGTCCTCTATTTCCCGACTCTGACTACATAAACTAATGGCAATCTTCAACCTAACAGCTCTCACTCCTACACCTGTTACGGTGGGTGGGGTTAATCCCGCTGGCTCCATCGTTGCAGCTGGCTCTGAAGCTAAACACCTGCAATACAGCTCTGGTGGCCTGGCCCACTGGGGTGTTGTCCTCCAACCCTCAGGCGCTGGGGCGGTCCCCTTTGGAATCTTCTGCCGAGGGGGTAAGCAGGGGACGGACTCACAGCTCACCGATGCAAAGATTCTAGGAGATTCCAACAGCTCCGGTGTCGCCACTTTTGGCACCCACACAGGGCTAAGTGGCCTTGGCGTTGACTACTGTGTTGTCGCACCGGACTACCGAGAGGGTGAGGGTCTGCGGAATGGGGCATCAGCCTCTGAAGGCACCGTTGGTGGTGGCGATGGTGATAACTTTGGTGTTAAAGGTGAGGATATCGATGATATCCTGACCGCATGGAGTGCCCGCTATGAGCTCACCAAGGCCGATGACACCAAGACCTTTGCCTATGGCTCAAGTGCTGGCTGTATGCGCTTGCTTATGGCAATGGAAGAGGGACTCCGCCCTGATGTCTGCATCCTTCGCGCTCCCCTCATGAATATCGCTGACTGGGAGCCCAACCGCAATGGACACCTGGCAATCCCTGACTTTGAAGGGGATGGGGACACCGCATGGGAAGACCTTACCCGGGCTGATAAGGTGCGACTCACGGATAGGAGTCCGATGCAGCGCATGGATAAGCTGCCTGTGATTCCCTACCTCCTCATCTATGGTGAGGATGACACTACAGTCCCACGCGGCTGGATACATACTTTCCGTGACCACATGGAGGCCCGTGGTGCCGAGGTGCAGGTAGTTATTGTGCCTGGTGGAACCCATAGCCTAACCGCAGTCTCTGGTGACACCACCGTTGTAAAGAGTCGCGCTGTGCTGGCAGCGTCTGCCGTTCTGGACTACCTCGCAGAGAAGATGGTATAGAAATAGATGGCCGTCAATAACCCCTTTACCACCACCCAACTCGAGGCAGTAAACACCATACTGTCTGGGATTGGGGAGCTC